GTTTTTTGCGCAGTAAGTTTATCAATGGGTTACGAGTCGGTACAGGTAAGACGGCGCGCGAGCATATATCGGGTTTCTATATTCAGCGCCATAAGTGACTGATTCTGTGAGGAATATTCATATTGACGCGGAAGTGCAGTGTAAAGCAGTGAATATCGTTGAAAACACTACTTATAATCCGTTTTGTAAACCTGCACCTGAAATGGTGCACATGACGAAAGGTTTCGTGATTGGGGCTTCGTGGTCCAGGCGCTCGGCCTAAAGGGAAGGCGGCTAGCGTTGAGGCACCTAAAACGCGGCACGTTTGGGATGATGCTAAGCTCTCGCGTTCTGGGAAAGTTATCCGGTTTCTTGAAACTTTACGCATCACATCCGGGATTCTCGAAGGTGAATTGTTCAAGGTGCGCCCGTGGCAGCGAGAAATTATCGAGGCTTGGTACGCGACTGATGCGGATGGGAATCGGATTATACGGACGGGGCTGTATAGCGTTGCGCGAAAGAATGGGAAGACTGGTCTCGTTGCCGGCTTGGCCTTGTGCCATCTGCTTGGGCCGGAACAAGAGCGCCGCGGTCAGATTGTTGTCGGTGCGAGCGATCGGGATCAGTCTGGGATTGTGTTCGATGAACTGGAAGCATATATCGCGGACAATCCAGCGTTCATCGCAGAGACGAATATCAAGCGGCACGAGAAAATGATTGAGCACATTCCGAGCGGAAGTAAATTTCGTGCGCTGTCCAGTGATGCGAAGAAATCGCACGGCTTGTCACCGTCGGTGGTGATCCTCGATGAATTGGCGCAATGGGGCTCTGGTATTGGCCGGCGTCTATACGATGCGCTGACAACGGCAGGCGGGGCGCGGAAGCAGCCACTCACGCTGATTATCGGCACGCAAAGCGAAGATGAACACAATCTGATGTCCGAACTTGTGGATGAGGCGAAAACGTCGAATGATCCAACCATCGCAGGCTTCATCTTCGAAATCCCGCCAGAAATGGATGTTTACGACGAAGCCAATTGGGCGCTAGCGAATCCGGCGCTTGGCGATTTCCGCTCGATTGAAGACATGCGACAGCTTGCGCGGCGGGCACAGCGCATTCCCAGCACCGACAGCACGTTTCGGAATTTGTTCTGCAATCAGCGTGTCGCGGCGGAAGAGAAATGGATTCAGCCGGCGGATTGGAAAGTCTGCAAGCGGGCAACGCCAATTACAGATGAGGACTTGCTTGGGGCGGGACCATGCTACGGCGGACTCGATTTAGGAAGCGTCGGGGACTTAACAGCGTTTGCGTTATTCTGGCCAGATCCCGGCTTCTTGAAAGTGTGGACGTGGTGCCCGAAAGCGAGTTTGCGTGAGCGAAGCGAAAAAGACCACGTGAAGTACGAGGAATGGGCTGCGGCCGGCTGGATAGAGCCGACGCCAGGCAAGGCGACGAATAAGCGCATCGTGGCCGAGCGTATCATTGAAGTATGGCTGAAATACGCTCCGCGTGAAATCGCGTTTGACTCATGGGGAATGCCGGAATTGGAACGTGTCTTGAGTGAAGCGGGCACGCCGGAACTGATCTTCAGGCCGTGGCATCAGGGATTCAAAACAATGAGTCCAGCGACGAAGGCCTTTGAGGAGCGCGTGCTGAATGGACGGTTGATCCACGATGGCAATCCGCTACTGGCATGGGCAATCAATAACGTCAGGATTGAATCGGACGCAGCCGATAATCAGAAACCATCCAAGAATAGATCCATAGAACGTATCGATCCGGCCGTTGCTGCCATCATGGCGGTTGGACTTGCGACTCAAATTGAACTTGTTACTCCCAACTATCAGCTGATGTTTGTCGGATAAATCCCAAAACAGAATTCACGCTTTTGTCGGCAACTGCCGAGGGCGTGGAGGTGTGTTTATGAATCGAGCGTATAGCTTACTCACTGTTAAATCCGTCGATGATGACAAGCGCATCATCGAGGGAATTGCCACCACGCCTACGCCTGACCGCTACAACGATGTGGTCGAGCCGAAGGGTATGGAATTCAAGCTCCCGCTCCCGCTGCTGTATCAGCACAATTCGCGGCAACCCATCGGCCATGTCACTGACGCGAAAGTCGGGAAGGACGGGATCACGATCAAGGCCCAAATGGCGGCGACCGGCATTGCTTCATACATCGATGAAGCGTGGGCGCTGATTAAGTCGGGCCTCGTACAGGGATTATCCATTGGTTTTCGCCCGATTGAACAGGCGTTCAACAAGGAGACGAACGGGTTTCATTTTCTTCGCTCCGAATGGCTGGAACTGAGCGCCGTCACGATAGCGGCCAATTCCGAAGCCACCATTACCGCCATTAAATCTGCCGATGCTCTCGTGCTCGCCTCGTCTGGCAATAGCGCACGCGCGTCGATCACCGTCAATCTTCCCGCCGTCGCGGGACCTACCGGGAAGACGAAAATGACGATTAAAGAACAAATGACGCAGTTTGAGAATAAGCGAGCGGCGAATGTCGCGCGCATGACGGCTCTGATGGAGAAGGCCGGCGAAGCAGGCAGTACGTTAGAGGCGGCGGAAGCCGAAGAACACGATACGCTGGAACTGGAAGTCGCTGAAATTGACAAGCACATCACGCGGCTCAAAAAGCATGAAAAGATGCTGGCGGCTACTGCGGCTCCGGTCAACAAGGACAACACAGCAACACCAGAGCAGGCGGCAGTGACTCGTAGCGGCGTTCGCGTACAGGTGGAAGACCTCACGCCGAAGGGTGTTGGCTTCGCTCGTGCCATGATGGCGCTGGGCGCATGTAAAGGAAACCGCTTTGAAGCGGCCGCCCTAGCGCAAGTGAGATGGCCGGATATGGGCGAAGCCATCGGCGGAATCATCAAGGCGGAGCAGCTGCCAGGAACCACGACAGGCACCACGTGGGCGGCTCCACTGATGCAGAGTTCGCAGCGCTTGGTCGGCGAGTTTATTGAACTCGCTCGGGCGGCGTCTCTCGTTGGACGGATTCCGAATTTGAGACGCGTGCCGTTCAATGTGACGGTTCCGGCACAGAGCGGTGGTGGCACCTACGGATGGGTCGGTGAGAATGCGCCGAAGCCCGTCAGCGGCCTCACTCTGGGAACGGCGGTCGTTCGCTTGACGAAGATCGCAGGAATTATCCCGTACACCAAAGAGGCTCTGCGCCTCTCCGATCCGTCGATTGAGACGACGGTTCGGAACGACATGATTAAAGGAACTGCCGCCTTTATGGATGCGCAGTTCGTTGATCCTGCCGTTCACTTGTCGATTGGCGTGAATCCCGCGTCAATCACCGATCAAATCGTCAATGTGGCGGCCAGCGGCTTGACCGCAACGCATGTCCGCAATGACCTGCGCAATATCATGGGAAAATTCGTAACGAATAACGAAAAGCTGGAAACTGCCGTCATTCTCATGTCGGGACTGGTTGCGCTGAACCTGTCGTCGATGGTGAATGCGCTCGGCCAGAAGGAATTCCCGGACCTGATGGCTACGGGCGGCTCGATTTTCGGAATTCCAGTCATCGTGTCGCAGGTGGTTGGAGCCCGTATTATTCTCATGCAGCCAGATGAGATTCTTTTCGCGGAAGATCCAGGCGGAGCCCAGATCGATATCAGCGAGGAAGCATCGCTGATTATGGATACTGCTCCGGGCGCTTCGCCGGTATCGGCGGCGATGGTGAGTTTGTTCCAGCGCAATTTGATCGCGCTACGCATTGACCTGTGGGTCAGCTGGACCCGCGCGGTGACGAGTGCGGTGGAATACATTTCCAACGCGGTGTACTCCGGCTAGTAGTTTCTCTCTCCTATGGGGGCCGTTCTCGGCGGCCCCTTATTTTCGGGAGGTTCATTGAATGGAAGGAATAAAGTGGCTTGAATCCAGATGCGATATGAAGGATGAGGCGCACGCATTTCAAAGCGACAAGGATTCACTGAATCGGTCGTTCCTGTTCTGTTCCAAGTGCGGGAACATTAAAGTCGTGAACTTGGATGAATTAGCTAAGCCGATGGGCGTACTAAGCATAGACAGAACGCTTTTTGCGAAGGGTATTGAGCATGCGGGTTAGAAGTATCAAAAGCCATCCATACGACGGTACGGTTCGCCCCGTAGGTGAAGTCTACGAGATGGACGAGAAGCATGTGGAAATCATGATGATTGCCGGCAATATTGAACCTGCGGCTTCCGTGGAAACCCGCGAGATGAAATCGGAAGGCATCAAAAAGTATCGACGCCGGGACATGAAGGCGGAACAGTAGTTGCGGCTTTTCGGTTTCGAAATCACGCTACGGCCATTTGGGATTAAGAAAGCCTCGTCCCTGGAATCGATGATGGGCGTGTCATCTGGCGGCTGGATGACGCCATGGCGATTCATCCGTGAACCATTTACGGGCGCATGGCAACGCAATCAAGTCGAGATTGATCCGCAGTCCAACTTACTGGCGTCCAGCGTCGTGTATGCGTGCGTGACGGGAATCGCCAGCGATATCGCAAAAAATCGCATCAAGCTGGATCGCAACACGGACGGTATCTGGATTGAGATTAATTCCGGTTCGCCGTGGCTGCCGGTTCTTCGTCATCCGAACCACTTTCAGACGCGCATTCAGTTTCTAGAATGGTGGATTGTTTCAAAGTTGCTGGCCGGTAATACCTATGTGCTCAAAGAGCGCGATCAGCGCGGCGTGGTGCAGCGACTCTACGTTCTCGACCCGCTGCGCGTGCGTCCACTCGTTGCGGATGACGGTTCGGTGTTTTATCAGCTGAGCCGCGATCCTCTCTCTCAGGTAACGGCTAATAGTGGCATATTCGATACCGACAATCCTGTAGTTCCGGCGAGTGAAATCATCCACGACCGCATGACACCGCTGTGGCATCCATTGGTGGGCGTGCCTCCAATTTACGCAGCGGCACAGTCCGCCACGATGGCCAACAAGATTCAAAACAACTCCAC